ATCGGTGTATGTAGTTGATGGTTTTGTAACAGGGGAGAATGCCATTATGAGTACGAAATGTATTTAGGCTGCAAATTTATTCCCTCTTCAATCTGCCTAGAATAGAAATTAGCTAAATCAGCTTTCAAGAGAGCGATTTCGTTCTTAATCTCCATTCTGTCATTGACAGTGTATTCTCCACGAAACTTCCGCATAACTCGAAGCACCCCCATCAAAACAAAGAGGCGGTGATAGTTCGGTTCAATAACTGGTGTATCTGAAGCCGTGAGCGCAGTCTGTCTTTGCTCGTACCAGATATGAATCCCTCCGGTGATATTTCCTGTAGTAGCTTTGAGAGGTCGGATGAAAAAAGAATTTCTTTCAAAACGGACGTGCGGTTCATTCTGACTGAAAGCGTTGTTTAAGTCGCTTTGAGTGAATTCGGAACGGGAAAGCTCATCGGTAATATCGTACACACGGGCTTTGTTGAAATTCGTCCCATCAAAAGAAACCTCCATCCTTGTAGGTTTTACAAGGTCTGACGGCCAAGCATATTCTCCATTGTACCCGTTCTGTCCTGCCGTGAGACCAGAAGTAGAAATCAAGTCTGAAGTAGCTTCGTTAATCTGGAAGTTGAAATCTCCCCGTGAACGAAGAGCTAGCATAACTAATTCGCCATAGTCAAGGTTTAAGCCTGTGAGCAAAAATGCGTCACTGCACTTAGTCGAATTGACATTGGATTCTTCGCGAATTTCTGTGTAAATGGCTGAAACAAGCATATTTTTGCAATAAAAAAAGGTTTGGAATGGCAAAATAGCCACATCTCCAAACCTGTGATTTTATTCAATTACCTCCATTATACACCCAAAAGAGAAATAGGTCAAGGCTACATATTATGAATTACCTCTTTCCATATCTGCCCGACGTGAGGATTGAACCCCCATTTTTCTATGAATCTCTTTAAGTTCTCTTGTTCGATGCTTTTGCTTTCCAGCCCGAAGTTGTTTACAGCCCCTATTTTTTCAGTATTCCAGCGTGTCATACCTTGAAAATGGACATAGCCTGCCCGTCCACTCATCATTATCTTCATTCCGAAAGTATCTCTGGCTCGGAGGAATATATCCACATCTTCATATCCTCCACGTAAAAACCGTTCATCAAATAGCCCTATCTTTTCCAATATGCTTTTTTTACTCATCCAAAGCCCGCCATCTTGCATATATCCGCGTAGCAATCCACCCTCTGAATAACATCGCCAATCCAACTCATCTATCGGTTTTCCTTCCCACATTCTTTCTTTGTTCGAGATAATCCCCGTAATAGCCACATTCTCAAACTTCTCAAAAGGTTCCTTTAATGCCCAGATAGTCTTTTTGTTTATTTCAATATCATTATTCGAGCAGATAATGAAACAATCTTCCTTTGAAAGCTCGAAGGCCTTTTTGAATCCAGCATTACAGGCTCCGGCAAATCCTTTGTTTTTTTCATACCTCACAACATAATCGGACGTGTCTAAAACTTCATCAGCTCTCGCCGCCTTTGGATACTCACCTGCGTCATCAACTGAAATAACAATGCAATCGGAAAACTCCCTGTATGTCTTGATACAGTTCTCGGCAAGAGTAACCAGCTCATCGGTTACAAGGAACTGCGGGATGATGACGTAACATTTCATTTCCATTTTTCTTTCACTTTTGAAATGTAATCCTTTACTTCTTGATGCATAGTATTCAACTGTTACTTATTTTATAGCTCCAATGATTTTCTCCTCTTATTTTGTGTCAGTTACGCAATATATTACCCCACTCATTACTAACGAACTCCCAATTTACACCCGTTGCCCATTCCATCATTTTCTTTGTGTGTTTTTCGGTTGGATTGTAATTTAAGATAGCTTCGACATACTTGTCCTTATTTTCAACATCGCCGAAAGTATTATCTCTCCCCCATCTTTTTCCATCTGTATGGATTTTATACCCATATTTTGAGGTTTCTTCTAATGCAGCAAAATCCGAAGATATAACACGGCAACCTGCCGCCTGTGCCTTTAGTATGCTTATGCAATGCACCTCTAAAAAAGAAGTTGCATATAGGAAAACACCCGCTTCTAGGTACTTTTTGGCTATTTCGGTATGAGGTATCATATTTCCCCCTTCCGCACGTCCTAGAGCCTTCAGGGCATCAAATCTAGCCATCTGCGTAGTCTTCCAGTCCATCATTTCCTTGTTATCCTTATGAACAGAATCATACACTCCCCAGCCGTAGTACCAAGCGAGCTTCCAAGGTTTTTCTGGTTGCCTTTTGATAAGCTCTTCAAAGACATCGAGTGTAGCTTCTAGGTGGCGATCAGGACTACTCGTAGTGAGTATGAGAAATGGATTCTTCTCTATTTTTACATCAAACAATTTCTTGTCAAGACCATTCGGAATAATGACTACCTGCTCATCAGGAATAGAAGGAAAGAGGATTCTATGGGCTTTCGTTTTAACGAACACTTTTTCAATCTTCGCTAACCGTTCTTTGGTAAACTCTCCGTCCTGAAGAACATCGTGCATATCTACAAAGATTCTTCCTGCTCTCTCATCTAGGTAGTCTATTGTCTTCGGATGTCGCCAGATGACTGTTACATCTTGTTTGTCTTTTACATTATAATCCCACCACGGTTTATATGTTACTCCGTCCCATACACCACCTTTCCCACAATTATTATAAACAGTAACATTCCAGTCCTTTGCGAGGTTTTTAGCAATATTTATGACTGACTCCTCTGCTCCACCGACTCCTCCGACATTCACAGAATCAGGTGTCCATTCTTTTACGGTGTAGGAACAGTAGAATACTAAATCTTTCCCTGTAGAAGTTTCTTTGATAAAATGTTTATTCCGAAAGAAGCAGATTTTCGGATGAGCTTGTAGGGCAGGTGAAAGGTTGTCGAGTCTTTGCTTCAGATATTTCTTGTCTTTAATTCCCTCCAGTTTTTTAATCACTTCATCAGCTTTTAAGACATCGCCCAGTTCTTTTTGGATGATTCGTTTCTTCTCCTTGATAGCTTCGTCTTTAGGGTAAATCTTCTCAATCAAGTCCATCGTCGAGAGGGCTTTCTGATATTCTCCGAGCTCAAAACAAATATCTACCATCAGAGAGAGAGGAACATAATCATATTCCCGTGGGTTGTAGACGATAATCGAATCATCTGGTCTTGGCATTTGAAGCCCTAATTCAATGAAATTTTTAGCCCGTTTATAATCACCAATCTTAAAACAGTGTTCTCCCATTTTGAAATAGGAATTAGGGTACGAAGGTCGAATAGCCCACGCTTTACCGATGTACATTTCCCTTTCATCCTCTATCAAATCAGCCATTGTCAGGTAAACAAGGTACTTTTCCTCATCACTTTGGGACATTTCCAAAAAAGACTCGAGATATTTAAGAGCTTTTTCCCCTTCATTCTTAGCTATAAAAGCATTTGCCATTAAGTAATGACTTCTTGGGTCTTGGGGAGCTTTTTTGTACTCTTGTTTCGCTATTAAAAGATTCCTTTCACTTGATTGCTCTGCTCTTTTTTCATCTACGAGGTGGAGAATTTCTATCTTATCATCCATAAACTGCTTGATTTCCCTATTGGAATGAAAGTCTTCGTGCAAAGCCCCTACCCAGCGGACACAACCGTCATTTTTAATAATTCGAGTCTTTAAGTGTCTTACAGTACATCGCCCTTGAGAGTCAAAGTCGTAGAGATAGGGGAGAATAACCGTGTCAATCCCGTTTTTCTGCATATCTTCGACTGTCTCCTTGATAAGATGACCGTTTTTCAAAATGTCGTCACAGTCTAACCAGAAGATGAAGTCTCCCGTGGCTTGGGCAAAGTTGAAATTGCGAGCCTTTGAGAAGTCATTGACCCAAGCAAAATGAGAAACCTTGGCTTTATACTTCTTGCACACTTTCTCACACGCTTCATTCTCTCCTGTGATAGTAATGTTCAGCTCATCAAAGAAAGGAGAAGCATATCTAAGACAGCGATCAAGGAGAAGAGCCTCATCAGAACTTGCTTTGATTATCATTGAAAGACTAATCTTCATAGCACCTCTTCAATATATTTGTTGTCTAAATCATATTGCAATGCTTTTTTTGCCTCTAATTTATCAGGATGATTGCCAATTATTCTTATACCTGGGTCAATATAATCTTCTTTTATTCCGAATGCGTCACGAGATTCTTGCGATATACTTTTTGCAAATTCGACACTCATTCTTCTTTCTAGGGTGAGTCTTACCATATACCCATACCGTCCTGTTTTGAAAAGAGTTGGTTCTTTGATGGTCATATCTTTGTCGTTAGCATAAACTCAGGAAATCTCCTCTTAAACCAAGTCATTTCTCCTTTAGGTTCAAAGAGTGGTTCATTGTCTCCTGCTTGAATTACTACACGAAGAGCATTCATCAGTTTGGCTGGCAAAGAAAGAGTTAATCTAAAGTTATCCTCATCTACTTTTTCTCTTCCATTTACCTTGGTTTTGAACTGTCCGAATTTATGGTCAAAGAGCCTTGACCGCCTCTCATTCATTTGCACCTTGAAAAGCTCCCACTCTCGGGGGTTTTGGCGTATATAACCTTTAACACATTCTTCAATAAACTCTTTCCGAGTAATTGTTGTTGGTAAAGTTTTCACAAGAATTTGTCCAGTAGAGTGCCGGCTAACGTCAGCCAACCGACACACTACTAGAGACGTTATTTAATGGACTAATAGTCTTATTCTATCTTACTTTCAGCGATTAAGCAAAGAGAAAGAATAAAGATAAATTGTACACTGCTTACGCACGGAGGTAACCAGAAGCAAAGAAGTTGCTGTCTTGATTCTTGGTCTCGAGAGTCCAAGCACCTGCGATAGCATATTTGTCATACGGACCAGTGCGAGCCAATTCCTTGTCCACAAACGGTTCGTAGAGATACGCGATAGCGTGTTTGTCGAGATTCAATCCGAGGACACGGCAAGTAGCGTCGGTTCCAGCAATATCAACATAGCGATGAGCGTGAACTTTCACTTTACCTAATCCTGTTTCAAATACATCGAGCGAGAGAATAACCTCTTTGACGTTCGTACCAGTCACCACGTTAGTAGACTTGTTCACGAAATCATCGGTGTTGTTCTTCAGGATAGAACCCATATAGAGGTCGGTTGCGACTTCTCCATTTGAGTTATCCCAGTTAGCCTTCATCAATCCTTTAAGAATTGAAGCCGACCATACAGTTCCAGAGGTTTGAACAGTCGTGTTAGTGCTCTTAGAAATGTGAGCAATAAGACCTTCAGCCTTTGGAGCAGTACCGGAGACACCCGATACCAATGTGTTGCGAACCAACGAGAACTCAACAGAGTTGTTGTAGTCCTTCATAGCCTTCTGCGTCTGCCGTACCAGTTCGTTCTCACCATTGAAGTGAGTTACCGACTGTTGAAAACGAGTGACAGAAAACGGAATAGCCGTTGTCTGTACTACGTTTGACAAACGAGTTGGCGTGGTGGAAGCGAGGTTTGTATAATCCTCACCTTCACCAACAGCATTGTCAGCAGCAGTTCTAAGTACGTCGAGCAATGTTGAGTGAGTCCCAGCGATTGCCTTAGTCTTACGAATAGCTTTTTGAATGCTGTCGTCTTCTGCGGTCAGAATTTCGATTAGCAATCGTGTTATCGTGAGTTTTTAATGCTCACTTCTTATACTCCCATATAAGTTCAGACTATATCATCACTTTCGTGTCGGGCGCTCGTGGGGATAGTATGTTCTCTTGCGAGGTTCAATCCCTAGTCGTTGCACCTTCCAAAGATTTTAACCTTTGGCTTGGCTCAGGATTGACTGTTCTAGTCGTCCCCTGAATTCACCCAATTTTCCTGTTATTCTACTGTAAAGGAACAGGCCATAGGTGCGTAAGATTGCGTCTGAAGCCATAAGCTTACTTCAGCCCGATTGCTTCTAAGTGTTTGGCAACTAAATCATCTTTTGCTTCAGGACTTCCCTGTCGCGCAGAATCTTCTAATTCCTTCATCTTTTGAGAAACCATCGGGTTGATTCTTGTTTTAGAATTAACTCCAACGTCTCTTCCCTTTTTGTACTCGCTCGCAGCTATAGCCGTGTCCTTGACGTGCTTCTCCCAAGCTTCTGAGAGTGAAATACCTTTATCCTTAGCCACCGCTTTCACGAGGTCAAGGTAGTCTTTCGACTCTTTGTTGCTTGAGAGCGATTGCTCTTCCAAAGCTGCTTTGATACCGGCCTGGATTTTTCCGTCCAAGTCTGTACCAGAGTTATCTGGTTGCTTCGCTACTTCTCCAGTCTTCTTCCCTACAAAGTTTTTGAGGTTCGTGTAATGCTTTTCGGCATCCTCGATACTGTCGAACTTTCGTCCTGACAATTCCTCTAATCTTTCCAGGGTTATTCCTGGTTTTTCTGCGGCTTCAACGTCATTCGGATCACCTTCCTCGAAGAGGTCATCTATGGCTTCCGCCACCTGATTTTCTTCGATTGTGGAGTCGGTGACATCGGGTTTGATGTCTTCTTCCATACTTGAGAATTAACGCTTATTACCAATTCCCTTTCGACGAGGGAAAGCCTGTTAGCCAGGAGGATAGAGCCATCAAGCTCCATCATTCCGGTTACCATAGTTCTCTGCTTCCAATCTTGTGTATAAACTGTCCCTCTCTTTTTCAGGGAGAGACACATCTTCAGCGAAAGCGAATACTCCCTTAATCCACTTCTCCACTAATTCTATCGCCAATGCCCTGACTTCAGGTGAATACTTGCTATAACTGTTCGGACGTACCGTATCGGCGGCCAACAAAATCTCTGAGAGAGTAATCAAAGCCTCTCTGTTATTCTCTATGAAGTCGAGTGATTCTTGTTTTTTCATACTGGTTTTGGTACTTGAGTAGCTTCAATTCCTGTGCCAGGCACGGCGTTCGGGTCGATAGCGGTATTCATCGGCTGAGTCTGTCCTATCTTTGAGACAAGTTTCTCTCCAGGGAGTCCCATAGCGTCAAACAATTCCTGAGCCACGTCAGTCAGTTCAGTTATCGGAACCCCTGCACCAGAGAGCATATTCATCACCTGAGTGAGCTGTTGAGCTAGAACACCTTTGTTTATAGTCTCACCGGCTGGGTCGATGCGTATCTCAAAGTCTGTATCAAATGCCGCTTTTAACACTGGAAGGAATCGTTTGTTGCCATTCTCGTTGTGCAAATCCTCTATGGATTGCTGGACAGCCATATCCTCTTCTTCTTGAGTGAGGTAGAGGTATTGTCCATTTTCTTGATAATAAGCATTGTTCCTCGTTCTGACTTCATTCCGCACGAAACGCTCATCGAGCTTCTGCATCACCGTCGTATCACCGGTAATCTTCTCAATCTCTCCGTCTTCCAAAGTTTCAAGAATGATAGGGACTACTTTTTCTTTCAAGAACTTTGCCAGGTTGAGATAGATGTTTTCAATGATAAGGTCATAGCCTTTGTTTGCACCTCTTTCTTCAATCAAGGCGTTCGTAGCTGGTTTTGATGCAGCAACTTCATCTTCCTGAGTGGTCTGAGTGACTCGTTTTGCCCAATCGTATGCAACTTCTTCGTCCTTGTAGCTAGAAGCGTCAATCGTTCCTGTGTTGAGTCTTTCCACCTGCCCCTGAGTCGCTTTGATTCCAGTAGTAGAAAAGAGGTCTTTCAACTGCTTAGCGTTCATTGAGGGGTCGATTCTCCACAGTCCAAGCTGTACGATTCTCGCAGTGTTCAATCTTGTATTCACCGTTTCATTCGTGTATTTCTGAATGTCTATTAGTTTCTCAGGGATTCCTCGTCCGTCGAAACGATTGAGAACATCCTTAAACTTGAACTCTCCATACGGATGTGACTTCACTTCCTTGATGAGGTGAATGATAGGATTCGCATCCAATTCAGATGCCACCGCGAGAACGTAGACATATTCATTCCTGTCTTCTTCTTTCCCTGTCAGAACGAATTTTGGTGCATAGCCGTATCGTTCATAGACTCTGACTTGAGGGATTTCACTGGTATTCGTAGATGAAGAAACGCCTGTTATCCCTGTCCTGTCTACATTCGTTTCGCCTTTGACATACCCGATGTTCGCCCAGTCTTTGTATTCTCTGAACTCCGGGAGTGAAACGACATTCTCCTCCATTATCGGAGATTCTTCAATACTCTGGACTGAAGGATCAATGATAATGTGAAGTCTGTCTTGATAAGTAATACAAAGTTTTCCATCATCTTTATAGGCTTTTAGAAACCCAGTACCGTCTATAACTATGTTCTGGTTATTCGCATTCAGAGTCTTCCCAAAACCTGCCCGTTCCAGTCTGTTACGAAGAATGAAATTGAATATTTCCGCCGCGAATGAGGACTCAGGTTTCATCGGATCAACGTGGATGTCTTTCAAATCAATATCTATGTTCTTCGCAACGTTCTCAACAATCCATTCCGTGAGAGGCACCCAGATTTTCTTTCTAAGCGTAACAGGGTCAATTTCTTGGTCAAATATACCGAAGAAGTTCTTCCGGCACTGTTTGACGATTTCCCTCATATTGAAAGCCACTCTATCCGTAACCCAGACCTTTCCTTGCTCCCAAGAGGTCTTCTCGGCTTTCATTATCCGAAGCATCTCTGCTTCTGGGTCGGTAGGGTAGTAACTTGTTCCTGCTAGTTTGTTCTTTGGCATATTGTTTTATTGACTACCAGTCTGTTGATTGAATTGGTGTTAAATCGTCTAAAACTGTTTGCTTGTAGGTGCTAAGAGCGTATCTGATTGCATCCATTGAATGTGAATAGTGATGTTCGGGCTCATTAAGTATCTTCCCATCCCTATCTGTTTCCCATAAATAGTTTCGGTATTCTTTAATGATATTTGTACTGCGCTTTGTGACTGATATTCTTTGGTCTTGAACGTATTGAATCCCTTGTGATACTGATCCTTGTCCTTTATTGGCTGGCTGGATGTTCACTCCGTAACTCTTGATCTCATCTATACTCTTCGGCTCTGCGCTATCCGCTACTACTATTGACTGAGGTTGATTCTGTAAAATATCAGCTATCTGTCTGTTACTCAGTCCTTTCTGGTAAGTTATCTCATCTAAAATAAATCCATCGTTGTATTTATAAATCCCTACTATCACGCTTGGGTCATTAGTATACCCGAAATCAAGTCCTATCCTCTCTAGCCTTGCTTCGTGAGGTATCTCATCTATAATCTGCCAATCCTTATAAATCTTTCCTTCTACTTCTCCCAACTCCCCCATCCCATACACAGCCCACCATCCTTTTCGTTCCTTTCTAGCTTCTATTTCATCTACAATACTCTGCGGGAGGGACTCGTTATCTTTATAAGTCAGGATGATGAAGTCATTCGGTAGCTTGTCCTTGATTTCGTCGTGCACCCAGAACTGTGAAACAGGGTTGTAGTCAAGATAAATGTTCCCATTCGTTCTGATAGCTAACTGAGTATACGTCTCATAACTAACATTATTGGCTTCGTTTATGAAAAGGTCATCCCGTCTCGGCCCTCTTACTTTATCTGCGTTGTCTGCTGAAAAGAACTCTATCTTCGTTCCGGTCTCGAATGTGTAAATGAAATCTGTTCTATTCCACCGCTGATCCTTGTAATACTTATGCCCTTCCATTATGGAAAGGAAGTCTCTAATTGCTCCTTTCTTCAAATGCGGTAACGTTTCTGATACAACACTGAATACCTTATTCTTTTCTACCTGCGCTCTATCAATCAGTATCAGGAGAATGGCTATCGTCTTACCCGCGCTACTTCCCCCTTGAATAATCTTCAGTCTCTTTTTAAGACTGAGTATCTTCTTTAGTGCTGTCGTCTCTTTGAATATTGCCATCTTCTTGTTTTGCTTTACCTCCTAGAATTGGTAATGGAATATCTTTATCATTTGTTGTCACATCTGTTCTTTCCTTTAACGCCAGTACGAATTTCAGAAACATCTCCATCGCTTTCATATCTTTTCCTTCCTCTGCCTTTTCTCTTAATTTCTCCAGCACTTCTGGTGTTCCCTTTTTGGCTTGACTAAGGCATAATTCCAAAACTTTCTTTTCATTCTCCGGTTTGCGCATTTGGTAATAGTATGTACTACTTTCTACTCCATATTTCTTCAGAAAATCCAGCACCGTGATTTCTCTCGCCGCCTTTGGTGTTGCTTCTAAAAATATAGCTTCCTCTATCCAGCTTTCCATTTATTC